CTCTTCCGATCTGGGGGATTTAAGGGTACATTGTCTACTATATAGGCTATGTATACATAGTATATACATAGAATATTATTCTAAGTATATATACTAAGTATAGTACATAGTATACATAGCCTATATAGATTTAGGGTATCAGGGAAAACTAAAGTTGTCAATACTTAGTCCTCTGACTTATTACGTTCGCTAACAATTTCATCATCGTCATGCATCAGGGATACATTGCCTACAGCGCAGATATCATCTCGGACATACTTAAAACAATCATTGCATAAGTCTAAGTATTGACGTGTTCGAACACTACGCCTAGAGGCTTCATAGTCGCTAAGCACTTCATTGCAAGAGATACATCTCATTTTCCATCATCCTCCATTCTATCCAACAACATCATCAGTTTAGGGTATAGATCCTCTTTAACATCCTCAGCATGCTCTACTTCTTCCCATTGACCCCATGATGCTGCTACGCTGGAGTCAATCATCGCCTCAATCAAGGCTAACATCATTTGCACAGTCTCTTTAGTCATCTTCCTAACCTCCTACAATGCCATTTAAACGCGTTTTAAGGTACCTACAATCGATTTTCTATCCAAAGGTGTTTTCAGATATCATCTTTGTCAAAATAGAGCTTCTGGAACGTCCTTTAAATCGTCCTTAGTTTTCCTATCTTTACTAACTTTCTTCAATACTTTAGGGCTAACCCATGTATAGGATGGAAATGGCCATCGAGGATCGCCAGCATAGCGTATACATACCTGACCATCAGCGTCTGGACCTTGGACAATCTCACATGGTTGACCATTGAATGTAAGACTCATTTGGTAATCCTATATTGCTTTCTGAATTCTATAGTGTCTAAGTCTGTAAAGGTTTCCCTATAGTGCTCCGCCAATTCAGAATCAGATAGGTTATTGAACCCACCTTCAGATAAGAATCGAACAATTTCATCATAGACCTCTGGGAACTTTACAGAGGCAACAGCATAGTCTAATTCTCTCTTAGTACAATCATAGAGTATTTCAGACTTCTTCAGTATGGTCACCATTGGATTAGTCTCCCGATAAGTCAACAATGGGGTTAATGTCGTATTCAGTTATTTCTAAATCCTCAACATACTTATACGCCTTAGCCAATGTAGCGAACCTTTCAAGGTGTGTTAGCCCTGAATACTCTGGGTATCTATAGGTCAATAGATAACCGACAATCTTATAGTTTTCCATGATAGCCTCATAGTGATAAGAAAATCATTGCAGCATACAGTGCACCGAACAGTGCACCACCTAAGACTAAGACAACATCATTTGACTTTGACATGATTAACCCTTTGCAAGTTTAAGTCTGATAACTTTGGACATTTTTTGACCATGGGCAGCATAACCGATAACTGGGATTGATTTGTCCCAGCACTTCCGACAACCTTTGCACTTTCCGCCTTGCTGATACGCTGGACATACACTGATGCTATCATCATTGTAGGATTCTGCAATAGTGCTGGACCATGGTGCATCGAGTACCTCGCCTATAACAGAATCCGATGACCTACGCACCACAACATTCGGCAATGCATCCATTTGCTCTAGTATCGATTGATACTTAGGAAACTTATACATTCTAGTCGGCAGCCAATGCTTGACCCATGGTGTACGCTTCATGACCTCGAGCATCTTTTCTGCAAGCTTGATTGTGTACATGTCGCCAGAGTCAAACCAACGGAAGTATCTATCTGAATCTAAGGCTTGTACCATGTCATCAACCCAATCATCACGCTGCCAATCTTCCTTGTTGTATTCTCTTGGTGCTTTAACATTAGGGTATAAGTAGTTGCCAGTGGTTGCATAACAGCCCTTGCAGGCATCAACTAATTCCCCAGTGTAAACATTGATACTACCTGAGCAAGTATCTAAAGCTTGTAAGCTCCATGAGCGTATGCCATCAAGCTTGCTAGTGATTGATAATTTGAGCATGGTTGTTTCCTGGTTTGTTTGTTGCGATGTGTTAATACTAATCAAGTGTTTTTACCTTGTCAATTGGGTTTGCAGTGTATCCGACGAACGGAAGACAATCCAGGATGAACGGTAACGTTGTTCGAATACAACGTTTCACGTGGAACATCTGCACAGTCTGCACAGTCTTAGACAATGATAAGGTGTATCTATGTGGTCAATAAAGTATCCCTATGTGGTGCTCCATCGATACACTTTTGTGCCTGCACAGTCTGCACAGACTCAATTGTCATCCTAACGACAATCTATGATTTCATATAATGTATTGTCGTCGTAGTGACAATCTATGACTTTGTATATTGAATTGTCATCCTAGCGACAATCTCTATTGTACCTAGCGACAATCTCTATTGTATTCTGTATACAGTATACGACATAGGGGGAGGGGTGTAGTAGTGATGTAGATTATTGTGGTGCTACTTAGCCACAAAAAAAGCTAAAAAGTAAGTTGCTAATGAGAATGCATTACTATTAAGAAATCTCTTAAGAATCAATGGCTTATAAATAAAGCCTCTGCGGAGCCTCTGACACCATGTAAATGGAGTCCCGCCATAGCCTCTAAAGACTGTGCAATCTGTGCTGGTGTCAGTACAGTCTGTGCTGGTTAAAAAGAAACAACTTGACAAAACTTAAAAAATATGCTATAATATACCCTTCTATGTAGAAACGATGAACAGACGATGTACAAACAATAAATAAAACTTACTTTATACTTACTACATACTAACTTCATACTGACTACATTGTAGAGATACATAAAATTATATACACCCTAAAGTCCTGCTTTCAGCAGAGAAACTATATAGAGGGATCTGATGTCAGAAATTAAAATTACTTCTCCTACTGAGGATTGTTCGCTACCTTCATCGGTCAGCCAGGATGTCTTGGCAGTCAATGAAGAGAAGAAAGTGCCTGCGAAAAAGAAGAGATCTAGAGGTCGTCCTAAGAAGGAAGAAGTACAGAAGTACATTAAGAGAGAGAAAAGAGGTAGACCACCAGGAGAAGCAGCAAGGATTAAAGAGTTCACTGCTTCACTGTTGCTGACACACTCTAATGCGATTATCAGAAAGATAGTACATAAAGCATTAGATGATAATGATAAGGATCAGATTGCAGCGCTTAAGATGTGTATGGATCGGATGCTTCCAGTATCTTACTTTGAGGATAAAGGAACGGCATCAGGGGCTAAAGCAATCACTATAAACATCACTGGAGTGCAAGAGTCTCCAGTAGAAATGATAGAGCATGAACCAGTCGATGTAGAGACTACATTGATTGATTACGAGGAAGAAGATGGATCTACAAGTTAAACTTCTTCCTTGGCAGCAAGAGGTCTTCAAAGATCCAGCAAGGTTTAAGATCATCGCTGCTGGTAGACGTACAGGTAAATCAAGATTAGCTGCTTGGACATTGATTATTGAGGCACTACAGACTGAGAAGGGTCATGTCTGGTATGTAGCCCCAACACAGGGACAAGCTAGGGATATTATGTGGTCTACGTTGTTAGAGCTAGGCCATACAGTGATCAAGGGTAGTCATGTCAATAACATGCAGATTACGTTGATCAACGGTGCAATGATATCGCTAAAGGGTGCTGACAGACCAGAGACTATGCGTGGTGTTAGTTTGAAGTACTTAGTGATGGATGAGTACGCAGACATGAAGCCACAGGTGTTCGAACAAATCCTTAGACCTGCTTTAGCGGATCAGAAGGGTAGAGCAATGTTCATTGGAACACCAATGGGTAGGAATCACTTCTATGAATTGTACAAAGTAGGTGATTCAGGTAAAGATAAAGATTACAAGTCTTGGCACTTCACTAGCTTTGATAATCCATTGTTAGATCCTTTAGAGATTGAAGCAGCTAGAGGTTCGATGTCTAGCTTTGCTTTTAGACAAGAGTTTATGGCTTCGTTTGAGGCAGCACAGTCGGAGATCTTCAAAGATGAATGGATTAAGATCAGTGAAGAAGAGCCGGAAGAAGGTAACTACTTTATTGCGGTGGATCTATGTGGTTTCAGTGATTCATCTCAGACGAATCAAACGAAGAATAAAAAGCTTGATGACACAGCGATAGCTATTGTTAAGATCAATACTAAAGGCTGGTGGGTTGCTGACATTCAACACGGTAGATGGGATGTCCGAGAAACAGCAGTGAGGATTCTAAAGGCTGCAAAGGACTACAGAGTTAATGCAGTAGGGATTGAGAAAGGTTCACTGAAGAATGCAGTGATGCCTTATATGAATGATTTGATGAGAAGATTAAATTATTATCCTCGCATTGAAGAGCTAACACACGGTAATAAGAAGAAAGCAGATAGGATTGTTTGGTCATTACAGGGACGCTTTGAACACGGTAGGATTGTGTTGAATGAAGGTGATTGGAATAATAAGTTTGTAGATCAATTGATGCAGTTCCCTGATCCTAAGACACATGATGACTTAATTGATGCGTTAAGTTACATTGACCAGATTCAAGTAGCGGATTGGAATCAGAATCTGGACCAAGAAGAGTATGAAGTCCTAGACACTACGATAGGTTGGTGACAATGAAATTTGAATCTGAAATCTCTCCTCAGAATGCTCTTGTAGCATTTGTTATGGATCGATGTAACGATTGGCGTAACTACAGAGATGAAAACTTCCTAGAGCGTTGGGACGAGTATGAACGTCTATGGCGTGGTCTTTGGGCTGATGAAGATAAGACCAGAGGCACTGAGCGTTCTAAACTGATTTCACCAGCACTACAGCAAGCAGTAGATAACAAACAAGCTGATCTAGAAGAAGCTGTGTTCGCTAAAGGTGTGTTCTTTGATATCAGTGATGATGTCAGTGATCAAGACAAGACAGACATT